TCTGGTACAGGTGCAAATGGAGATTTCTACTTCAAGACATCAACTGATGATATTTACACCAAATCAGGTGGGTCATGGGGTTCTCCGATTGCTAACATCAAGGGGTCTACTGGATCTACTGGATCTACTGGATCTACTGGAGCAACTGGTCCAGCGGGTCTTACTTGGTGGTGGAGTTCTGGAGTTCCTTCTGATGCCAACGGTGTTAATGGAGATCTCGCTATTAATGTTAGTAATGGCGATATTTACACCAAGACTTCTGGCACCTTTGGTAGTCCCATTGGTAACATCAAGGGAGCCACAGGAGCCACAGGAGCCACAGGAGCCACAGGTTCTACTGGTGCAGCCGGGTCTGTCTGGTATTCAGGTTCTGGAGCACCGTCCTCTGGTACAGGAGCAAATGGTGATTACTATTTGAACTATACCAATGGTGATATTTACGGTCCTAAGTCTGGTGGTTCATGGGGTTCTTCAATCATGAATGTCACTGGTAGTATTTGGTACACAGGATCTGGAACACCTTCATCTGGTACAGGTAAGAATGGTGATCTATATTTGAAGACTGCAACCGGTGATGTCTATCAGAAGTCTGGTGGTTCATGGGGTTCTCCGATTGAGAATCTTACTGGCCCAACAGGTTCTACTGGTAGTACTGGAGCAACAGGTGCTACTGGAGCAACAGGTGCTACTGGAGCAACAGGTGCTGGGTTTAATACAACTCATGCTAACCTTACTCCAACACCTGTTTCTGGAACCGCATTCACCATTAGTTCAACAGTTCATTCATTCTTTTACATGTTCCAAACAACCTCTGGGCAGTTGACTCTTACATTTGGCCCAACAACTGGTGCTGAGTACACTGTGATGCCATTTACTTCAGCAGTAGCAAAAACACCAGCCTGTATTCCATTTGTACCAGCCGGTTGGAAGGTTATTGCTACTTGGAACGCGGGAACACCTTCATTCTTTGCTCTCGGACTCTAGGAGGTCTATGTTTAATCACAGAACATATTCTGAACTTAGAAGGTTTGAGACATTTGATGATCGGTTTGAATATTTGAAACTTGGTGGTGGGATTGGTAGATCTACCTTCGGATTCGATAGGTATATTAACCAACAGTTCTATCAATCAAGAGAGTGGGCCGATATTCGGAATCATGTGATGGTGAGAGATGAAGGCTGTGACCTGGGAGTTCCTGGTTATGAAATCAGATCTAGCCCTCTCATTCATCACATGAATCCGATGTCGGTCGACGATATTCTTAATCGTGAGTCATGGATCTTAGACCCGGAATATTTGATCCTGACATACCACAAGACGCACAATGACATTCATTTCGGAGTCAACAGAAAGCTTCCTAAAGTAGTAACGGAGCGTTCACCTAGAGACACCAAACTTTGGTAAAGGAGGTTAAACATGGTTGATAGTATTCTTACAAGTGTAAAGAAAATTCTTGGACTCGGATCTGACTACACAGCTTTTGACCAAGACATTCTCATGCATATTAATGCTGCTTTCGCGATTGTTAACCAACTAGGTGTTGGCCCTGACGAACCGATCGTTGTTGAAGATGCTGAGATGAAGTGGGATGATATTGATACTGCTAATCTTCCCACACAACAGCTAAGTTTTCTCAAGGCTTACATATATTTGAAAGTTCGTCTTTTGTTCGATCCTCCAGCGACTTCTTTCCATCTGGACGCATTGAATAATCAGATCACGGAATACGAGTATCGTCTTAGTTATGCACGAGAGGTACTCATTCCTCTACCAACCCCAATGATCCCACCGGAGGTGATCTGCTATGACTTCTGAAGAGTTTCTCGATCACCATGGTGTTAAGGGCCAGAAGTGGGGTATTCGAAATCTTCGTGAACGTAGGAATGCTACTAAAAGAGCTGCTGCGGATAAAGAGCATCATGTTAAGAGTTTGAGTGATGAAGAGATTAACAAGTACATTAAGCGACTCGAGCTAGAGAAGCGCTATAAGGACTTGTCAAATCCTCAGAAGACAGCTGGCAAGAAGTACGTTCATGAGCTTCTACAGAACAGCGGTAAGGCTGCTACTGGAACAGTGGTTAGTGCCACTGCTGCCTTTGCGATCAAGAAGGCTTTAACAAAGGGTACTAAGAAGGTTGCTGAGAAAGCCGTTGAGGCTGCCGCTTAACTAAAGGAGGTGAATAGATGATCATCGAAGAGCGCACATATTTGGAACACCATGGAGTCAAAGGACAGAAGTGGGGTATCCGTAACGACAGGCCTGGTGGAGTTTCACGGACTGTTAACAACCACGCTAAGAAGGATGCTAAGGAGTTTGCAGCAGCAAAGGCTTTCTATGGTGAAGGAGCAGGTACTCGTAGGAAGTTGATTAAGGCTACTGTTGAAGGCAAGTCCAAGCGAATGCCTGGTTACCAGAAAGCTTTTGATCATCACCTCTCCAATCAAGACTCCTCGAAGCATGCCGAAAAGGCTGTGTCCAAGCGTAAGAGTATTGATCGCAAGGACAAGACCAAGAAGCGAGCGGGATATTTGGCCCGTAAGTTTACTGGTGAGCAAGGCACACAAGCTGCCTTTGCTGCTTCGATTGTCGCTGGTGCTGCATATTTGAATAGTGCTCACGGTAGAGCAACTCTTTCGAAAGTCTCTGCTAAGGTGGCTAAGACTGCTTCGGATCATAAGACCAAACAGGGTGTCAAATGGCTTGGTGATTATCTCAAGAACCAAGGTCTCTAAGATAGAAAGGAGTCTGTCAATTGACATTGTCTAATACAGAAACTCCTTACTATTACGGTATATTTAGAGATCAGGTTCTTGCTGGTGAGATTCCAGTTAATCGTGAGATCTCTATGGAGATGAATCGAATCGATGCATTGATTCGTGATCCTGAGATATTTTACGATCCTTTTGCAATCAGCGGTTTCATCAAGTATTGCGAAGGAGAACTCACCCTAACTGATGGTAGTGATCTACATCTTCTCGACACTTTCAAGCTCTGGGCTGAACAGATCTTTGGTTGGTATTACTTCGTTGAACGAAGTGTGTATGACCCTAAGACTGGTGGATTCACTAAGAAAGTTGTGAAGAAGCGTTTGGTAACAAAGCAATATTTGATCGTTGCTAGAGGTTCTGCCAAGTCGATGTATGCTGCTTGCATTCAGGGATATTTCTTGAATGTTGATACAACAACCACTCACCAGATCACTACTGCTCCAACTATGAAGCAAGCTGAAGAAGTGATGTCTCCTCTTCGTACAGCAATCACTAGAGCTAGAGGACCTTTGTTCAGATTCTTGACTGAAGGGTCCATCCGTAATACAAGTGGTTCTAGTGCCATGCGTCAGAAGCTTGCTTCAACCAAGAAAGGTATTGAGAACTTTCTGACTGGTTCGATCATTGAGATCAGACCAATGTCAATCAATAAACTTCAGGGTCTTCGACCTAAGGTATCCACAATCGACGAATGGTTGTCAGGTGATCTTAGAGAAGATATTGTCGGGGCGGTTGAACAGGGAGCATCCAAGCTTGATGACTTCTTGATTGTTGCTATCAGCTCTGAAGGAACTGTTAGAAATGGTTCTGGTGACACGATCAAGATGGAGTTGGCTGACATCCTTAAGGGTGAGTATCTGGCTCCGCATATTTCGATCTGGCATTACAAGCTTGATGAACTTGAAGAAGTTGCTGACCCTGCTATGTGGGTCAAAGCAAACCCCAACCTTGGCAAGACAGTCACTTACGACGTTTATCATTTGGATGTGGAACGAGCTGAGAAAGCTCCTGCAGCCAGAAACGATATTCTGGCTAAGCGGTTTGGTATCCCGATGGAAGGTTACACATATTTCTTCACATACGAAGAAACGTTGCCACAACCTTCTAGAGAGTTCTGGACAACTCCTTGTGCACTAGGTGCTGACCTTTCACAGGGTGATGACTTCTGTGCTTTCACTTTCCTATTTCCTCTTTCTAATGGTTCGTTCGGCATCAAGACTAGAAGTTATATTACAGAGTTGACTCTGTTCAAGCTTCCTGGTGCTATGCGTGCTAAGTATGAAGAGTTCATTGAAGAGGGTAGCCTTCAGATCATGGATGGTAATATTCTAGACATGATGGAAGTCTATGAAGACCTTGATCAATTCATAATTGAGTCTCAGTTCGATGTGCGCTGTCTTGGATTCGACCCTTACAATGCTAAGGAGTTTGTGTCTAGATGGGAAGCAGAGAATGGGCCGTTTGGTATTGAGAAGGTTATTCAAGGTGCAAAGACAGAGTCTGTTCCTCTTGGTGAACTGAAGATTCTTTCTGAAGAACACGCACTTATATTTGATCAATCTCTAATGTCGTTTGCTATGTCAAATGCAGTAACATTGGAAGACACAAATGGCAACCGCAAACTTCTTAAGAAGAGAGCGGATGAGAAGATCGATAATGTGTCTGCTTTGTTGGATGCTTATATTGCATTCAAAGCTAATAAAGAAGCGTTTGAATAAGAAAGGAGGTGATACAT